TGCGCTTGTTCTCGATGCAGAGCTTGCGGCCGTCGCCTGTCTTGCCCTCCGCGTGCTGGCGGGAGCAGAGTTCTTTGGCGAGGTCGTCGGACACGCCTTTGATCTGGTGAGAGCGGAACAAGGGGTGTGCGGAATACCAAATCTCGGTGGACTTGTTGGCAAATTTCTCACAACCCAGCACGGGTCTGCCCTCTGGCGTTTTCTCGCCCTGCACTGGCCTGCGCGATGCGGTGCCACCCGAGGTGACGCCAGACACCAGAGGCGACCACACCACGCTTACGATGTCGCCAAAGGGGATGCCACCGCCCGAGCGGTCGTATGCCGCGTGCTGAGGCTTGACACCTCTGTCCTCGCACTCTTTCTTCCATGCCTTGACCACCTGATAGTTGATCGGCACCGTGGTGTTGGTAGGGTCGGTCTTGATGGTCACGTCGTCGGTGAGCAGCAAAACGCGCTTGCCCTCGAAGTCATTACCAATGAGCCCGAAAGTCGCCCATGCCAAGTCCCCGCCTGCGGTGAATGAGGGGTCGAGGAAGCTGACAGGCGTGGGCGGCTCGAAGCCCCACACGACCTCTTTGTCCTTGGCACCTGACATCTCAATGTCGGCAGGCGAATACACGCCCGACTCCTCACCGTTGAGGCACCACGTCCCCAAGACCATTCGGTGATAGAACAGGGATTGCTTGCCATACCGCCGTGCCATCTCCTCGATGTCCTCTTTGCGCAGCATCCACGAATACCTCTCGTTGTTCTCAGCGATACGTGGGTTGTCCTCGGCGTTGAACCGAATGCAGGTGCCACCCGTGGCGGTTTCCCACTCATCGTCGCGAAGCAAGTCAACCTTGTCCCACCCGCCTTTCGGCTTCGAGAACAGCCCAAAGGGGTCGTAAGGTAAGTTGGGGTTTCCAAGGCCGATGATCTGGAAGCTCCCGACGTTGCCGGGTTTCAGGTTCGTATTCACGGCATTTAGAATCGACTCCGACACGCCTGTCATCTCGTCAATGATGAGGATGAGCTTGCCCAGTCTGTCCTGTGACAGATTGTGGAGCCGTGGCACCAACTCGCGCAGCGTCTCCTCGTCGAAGTGCTTGCGCAAGTCCGCATACTCGGGACGGGCAATGAGCGCGTCGTAGGTGTTCTCTGGCTCCCCCGTTCGCGGGGATTTGATACCGATGATCTTGTCGAGTGCGGCTTTCTCGTTGGACTGGTCGCCTGCGAGCAGATAGATGCCCGAGGAGTTCCCGTAGCCGTCGCCACGGTAATTGAGTCCACGAATCTCGTTGGATGACCAGAGGGCTTTGCCCGGCAACCCGTTGACCGAGTCCCAGTATTCCCGCAGCGTCTTCCACACCCGCTTCTTGGCACCCTGAATCGTCGTGGACATCATCAGCACCAACGTGTGCGTGGGGTCGATAGAATAGCGCACGACGCCGTAGAGTGCTGCGGGGTCGCTATTGTGGGCGACAGTAAAGTCCCCCATCAGTAAACGGTGGTTGCCGTCAACAGAGAACCCTGTCCAATCCCCTTCGCCATCCGGCTCCACGGTAATGCCCGTGCATTCTGATTTGGTCCGCAAGGTTTTGGCATAGCATTTTTTCCGCAGGGTCGGAATCTCGGAAACATCCCCACAAATGGAAATTCTCCACGATGGGAATTTTTTACCACCACACGTCGCATATCTGTGAACTGCCGACACGCGGAACCCGAGAGACCTAGCCAAGAAAACAATGTCGTCTTTCAGCCCGGCGTATTTTGTAGCGATCTCAAAGAATGTTCGCGATGCGTATCCGTCTGTGTCGATTATCCCCGCCAAAAGTTCGAGGCGCACTTGACGGGAGTTTATGAGATACTCTCGGGGGATTCTCTTCTCCCCCTCTACAATGCACTCGCGCCACAATGTCCTTGTCGGGTGATCCTGCTTTCCTGCATCCGAACCGATGTAGTAAGACGGGCATGTCATGCACTTGTGCGCTTTGAGGCGTTTCACAAAATGCCCTGATCGCTCTGCCCATTCGTGGAGATACTTCAACTCTTCGACTTCGGAGTCATCGACAGAAATTCGTGCGCTATGGATGTGCCCGTCACCAATCCAGAAACCAAGGATTCGCGGGTCAAGCGGAACTGATTGTTCTGCAAATTCAACCCCCGCGCAAAACTGTCGGTGCATTCGCTTGAATGACGCACTAGTCTTGAAATAATCTTCGGCGGAAATCTCTACAACTTCCCCCATTCGCCTCCACGCTGTTCCTGCGGCGATGGTTCTTTTCAGAACAAGAACGTGGTTCGGCGTGCAGTGCCAAGGATCTCCTTGGTGCGGTGTCACTTTCATTATTGGCCCGTGCCCCTTGTGGACTTCTAGCACTTTTCTGGGGGTGCTGTCATCACCCATCACGCTGTCGCCGGGCTTTATGTCTTCGACTTTTTTCAAAGTGCCGTCGTGCATCAAAATCAAAGTGCTGTTTTTCCAGCATTTTCCGGCCGACGAACAACCCGCAATCGAAAGCTCCTCGCACTCCAACATCTTGCGGAACATGCGATTCGCCCATGGGTTCCAAACACACCGCTTCATGCTACCCGAGTCGGGGTTGTTCCAGAGCAGATCGACGTAGTTTTTGAAATGCCCGAACGACCCGAGTCCTCCCTCATGCTCGGCGTGCTGGATGCGTATGCACAATGCCTCGATCGCCACTTGGTCTGAGAGCATATTGCCCGTCATGCCCAAGGACTCTTCATCGAATCCGAGCTTGCGCAGGCCGTACCAGTTGAGGGATGTGGGCGTCATAGTTCAAGTTTTTTATCCAGTTCGCTGAAAAACCGTCGCATTGCTTGCGGAAAATCCTCGTAGCCGTGCGGGTGAAACCCTCGCGCCACGTCAGCAAGCTCCTTCCGTGCCTGCTTCCGCGCTTCTGACAAAACGAGTTGCTCGACGCGCTCGATGAGGCAGAGTTCGGCGGAGGTAGCCCGTTCTTTGAATTGTTCCAGTGTCATGATTCAAGTCCTTTCGGGTCAAGAAATCCCTGCACCGCACCGTGGTTCACTCCGGGGATCAGGATGACGTTCTTCGCTGGCTCCTCCTGCTTCTGATTTAGCAGGAAGTCGTCGATGAACACGGGTGCCGCGTCACCGTATTGGCGGGTGATCGCCACTACCTCATTGCCCACCACCTGCTGCGCGGATTCCGCAGTCATATTCATGCGTTGCATCATGAGCATGGTGAGCTGTGTGAGTGAATAGGCGAATTGTCCTCTGATTGTGGCACCCATGAGGGCGGAGTCGAACTCGTCACCGAGCTTGACCGCCTGAATCTCTTGAGTCGTATCTGTGTTGTTTGCTTCGTCGGACATAGTAGTTGTTGGTTGCTCCCACCGATACTTGCCTCGGTAGGCACGGCAACACATAAGTGTGTCACACTGGCTGCACTCTGTCCAGAGCGGGGTTCGTCTTTAGCCATTGACTATCTGGTTTTCCGATCACCAGTAGGTTTCCTGCGTCCAAGAAAATTACAATTTCAATCCGTCTGCCGTCGGTTCAATCACTGGAGACGTTGGATCGTAGCTGTGTGGGTAAGGATTTGGTACTCCAATGTCCTTGAGGTCCATCCCGAGCCACATGATGGCTTCTTGGATTTTCGTCACGGCCAACGAGCGTTCGCGGCTTGAGCGCACAAAGTGGTCGGGTGCGCGGCATCCGGTAAAACTCTTTTCAGAGTCACGGCGGAGGTTTTGCAACACCGCATCGAGTTCTTTGCGGAGTTGCTTGGTCTGGGCGATGGCAGGGTTTTCCTGCGTAGTTTCTGTATCATTTGTTTCCATATACGTGTTTGGTTGTGCCTGATACCGTCAGGCTCGGAAATTGTTCATACTTCAAATCCTTCTGCTTCAAGTTCCGCCCTAAGAGCGTCGTCGATGTAACTCTCTTCCTCAACAGGCGTGGGTCTCAACGCCTCTCGCAGTCCCGCAGGCCACTCTTTCTTTTTGATGCGGTGATAGACGACCCGCAGTGAGGCAAGGTCGGCAAAAGGAAGTCCTGCATCATCTAACACCTTGCGTACAGCTACGATAGTCTGGTAGCCCTCCTCGACCAGCAGCCTCACCATCCACGCATACGGCAACCAAAACCCGTTGGGGCGGGCTTGCTTGGTGGTCAGTAGGTTGAGGGCTTGGGGGTTCATGCGGTTATTGACACTTTCGGGTGGGGATAATTATCTGTTCGCAGGACGGAAAACATACCCACCCGGCAGCGGCGGGACGGGCAGCCATCCCGTGAGCGACAGTGCTTTTTCGCGCTCCATTTCCAGCCATCGGTCATCGAGTCCATTGGCCATGCCTTGAGCCTGCATGTGGCAGACCACCCACTCTTGATCGTAGGAGTTCCACACGGCTGGGACGAGCCACGGCCATCCGAATGCGCCGAGAATGAATGTTCCATCTCGCGGGGCTTCGAGCGGCTCGCGCAACTGCGAACAAGGCGTCTCATCCAACCCCTTCCCGCTCTCTTGTTCGGCTTCGGATGGCTTCGATTGTGTTTTATTTTTTAGCATAGTATCAGGGCTTCGATTCGGGGTGGATGGACTCAGCGTTCTGCCCAAGAAAATCGCGGAGTTTTTCGGTGTCGTCGGGGCGAGATTTCACCCGCAGCGACACTGATTCCCCGTAGCATACAGCGAGTCCATTCTCATCGGCCGCGAAGAATCCAGCGGATATGATATGGTCTCCAGAGTTTAGCGCGGGTTGTGCCATGGCGGCGTGTTGGAGTTGCCCATCGAAAAGGATGAACCCGGCGTAGGTCATTCGTATGTATTTCTTTTTCATCGGTGTCTTTTGGTAATTCGGAAGAGGCAGAACAATTCGTGAGACGCAACAGATACCATCGTTGCAGTCGGTTAGGATTCGGAGTCTCGGGACGCTGGTATCCGTGCGTCCACATTGGCGTTCTCGGAATCGAAATAATCGTTAATTTGCGCCTGCCACGGCGCGTTTCTACGGTCGAGTTCGTCGGCTAAGAATCGCAGTTGGTGCGGCGATAGGTGCCCATCGTGTTCCGGTTTTGCGCTGGGCCACCAATACACGAATCCGTCAACGTCGGTCACGAACTCGCCCCGTTCCTCCGCCAGTCGGCAAACGGTAGCCCGCTCGTAATCCAACCGAGAACAAGGCACGGCAGGACAACCGCCATGAGCGTCATTGTCCTGCGAGAATAGATCATCATTTGCGCTCATGTCGGTGCCTGCGTTTTATCGTTCTCGGGGTATTCCAATTCAAGCAACAACCGCAAGCAGTGAATCGCTTTTTCAATGTCCTCACGCCCGTTCTTCTCGCGGTGTCGCGTGACGTAGCGGATGACACTCGACTCGCAGTAGGGCAAGCGATTGCGCTGGCAGTATTCCGCTGGTTGGATGGCGAGTCCTTTGTAGTGCTTGCCGCCGACCTGATCATCTAATGCACTCACCGTCTCCGCCCCCAACCATTCACCGAGGTCGGGCTCGTCCTTTACCGAGTCCGTGGCTGGTGGCAAATACGAATGCCCGCACTCCTCACACTTCATGCACTCCGCTGGTTGTCCCGCGCTTACGGTGACAGCGCCACCTCCGAGGTCGCTATCGGAGTAAGCGACGGTGGGTGTGAGCGCAATTTTTTGGCTCATCTTCCCGCCGCACTTGCCGCACCGCATCGTTCCGTGGTTGGTAGTGGGATCTGGGCGTTCCCACTGATCGGGTTCGCGTTCCGGGTCAACCACTTCGCAATACCCGCACCCTGCTTGGCAGTTCCATTCAGCGTTATGGCGAGTTACAGAGCTCTCGCACCCGCATTTTGGACAGTCGGCCACGCCACTGCGCGGCAGTGGTCGGATGATTCTTGGTCCGCCCTTCCAATCGGCCCAGTGATCCTTGGTAGGGTCTGGTCCCAACTTGTTTGTGAAATTCGTGCTCATCTGCTCAAAATTGCTGCCACTACCGAGTGGCTCCATGGTTTGCCTGTGCGTGACCGTATGCCTTGGGCATTCAGCTCCTTGGCGATCTGGCGGGTAGTCATGGCGTGTTTGTTACTCCACTCGCGGATGCGTCCGACCACCAGTAACTCGGATGGGTCAGCCCCGTAGGGCTTGCGCCCCTCGCACCGCCCGGTGATCGACCGCTTGCGGTTCCGTGCTGCCCGGAGCCTGCTCACAATGGACGACTTCTCAAACTCTGCAAGTGCGGAAAGAATCTGGCGTATCAACTTTCTCGTGGGGTTGGTGCTCACCTCAGTAAGCTCATTCCCTCCCTCGGCCTCATACACCTTCACCCCCATCTGCTCGAATTGACGGAGGAGCAGCTCGGAGACAATCAAGTCCCGTGCCAGACGGTCGGCTTTCTCCACCACGATTGCGTGGATGTCACCACGCTCAAGAATGTGCTGCACCATCTTGGTGAGCGCGGGGCGGTTAATTGCCTCTGCCGTCCCCGATACCCCCTCTTCGGTAAACTCGGCGAGGTGGACGGCGTTTGTGGACGTGATCCATTGCTGGATTGAGGCACGCTGGCGCGGGAACCCGTCGCCCTCGACTTGGTGCTTGGAAGACACCCGCAGGTAAGATACGACATTCATTTGCTCTGGGGCTTGTAAATAGTTCCGAAGACTGCCTTGTGCCATAAACGCTTCCAGCGGTTCGGCATGGGCTTGGGTGAATAGATGATAAACGATTGGTTCCCGAACAGGTCGATCTCGGTGATCGGCTTGGGAAACTGGAGGTTGGTAGAGTAGTTAGGACTCATGGCGGGAGTAACGTGTTACAGATTTGTGCGGCCGTCAACTAAAAATTTGAGATTTTTTGAATACGACTCCCGGCAGGCGGGAGATGGGCTCGACGTTGTTTTGTCCAAACGCCAGTAGCATCGACCCCATTCCCGCATTTGTCGCTTTTTTCCCGCTTACCCGAATGAACGCAATGCGTCCTTTTAGGAAATTCACTGCGTCCGCTTTTCTTAACATGTTTTGCGCCCATTGCGTGTCCATACGAGCGAAGATCAAAGCGACTCCGTTCCCGTGGTCGGCCAGTTTTTCTAGCCATCTTGACGTTTCTTTCCCATATGGCGGGTTCAGCCACACTCGCCCACTCCACTGAGAAACAAAACCGTCCTCGCCCATGTCCTCACAAATGTGGTCTGCTGCCGTGTCGAACGGGCGATACGTTTGTGTACAAGGGTCTAAGTCAAAAGGCCCGAGCGGTTTGACTATCTCTGGAGGAGTAAACCACGTGTTCGTATCTCCTTGGTGTGTCACCGAATCACAGGCGTAAAACGAAACGCTCATATTTCAAATTCCTCATCTTTTTTCACCACCTCTGCTTCCATAGGCTCTGGGTCTGCCTTCAGCTTACGAGTCACCACTCTTGGCAGGAACCCAGTGGCGGGGGCACCACCACCCTTATCCCTCGCCTCAATGCCCTCGGCCTTCCTGAACATGTCATAGACGGCTTGCAGTTCCTTGATCGTTTTGGGTGCGGGGATCTCTCTCAGGCCACGCGCCATCAGTTTCCTGAATACCAGTGATAGTGCCTGCTGGAATTGCTCGGGGCTTGCGGACTCGATGATCCTGTCAAGCTCCGCCAATTCGCTCCCCTCCATTGCTGGGTCGATCAGTGCGGTATCCATTTCCTTCTTTCCTTTGGGCGGTGGCATGGGGGTAAGATAGTGATTTGGGACGCCGATGTCAAGCCTCCCGCGCGTAGGGGATTTTTCGATGTCGGAATTACGGCATCGGTGGGGTGGTGGGGGTAGTTCTGTTAGATGGGGTGGTGGTATGTTCCGTGTGGGGTAAAATTTTTGTGGAGGCTCCGCGCAAAACTGCCGCTGGCGGTTGGGGCGGTGGGGGGTGACGGGTGGTGCCTCTCTGGTCCGCGCCCCGCTCGCACACTCCCTGCTTGTCGGTGCGTGCTTGGTTGTCTGTAATTCCTTAGATTGACAGACGGCAGGGCCAGTGCGCGGGGATCACCGGGCGGGGCGGTCGGTGTCCGGCGATGAACTGAGCAGGGCGGCGGGGCGGTCGGTCTGCGCGTGTGTGCGCGGCGGCGCGACTCGTTCGCCCTCCATGCCCTCATTCCCTGCTCCCCGGTCGAGGTGAACACCTACCACGACAACGGTAATCATTAGTAAACTACTCAACTTACTAATGATTACCAGATCGCTCACCGTGCTAATCATTATTAAGTTGAGTAGTTTACTAAGGTATGAATCTTTCTTAT